GTTTCTCTGCCGCAACTAAAGCAATACGGGCGGCATGGGCGGTATTGGGGCTGAATCCTATAGCTGCCATTGCTACAGCTATTGCCGCCGTTGCGATTGCATCCTACAAACTGACACAACGCACCAAGGCTTATTACGACCTAAACAAAGTCAATGAGAAGATAACAGAAAAATCAAATAATGAATATAAGCGCCAGTCATCACTAATCGATCAGTTGACCAGCAAAATACACAATAATAATCTCTCCAATTCAGAACGTAAAAAGGCTATTGAAGAATTACAGGCCATTATTCCAGATTATAATGCAGAGATTGATAAAGAAGGAAAAATCATTAATGAGAACACAGAAGCACTTGACCGGTATAATGCCGTGTTGGCAACCAATATCGAGTTGAAAGAGGTTGCCGACGAACTGGATAAACACCGGATCAACCTGATGCGTCTGCAAAAATCCCCGGCATTAAGTGACAATTCACCGATGGGGTCGATGGCTCGCGAGGATGTTCGCAACAAGATTTCCCAAGAAGAAGAGATAGTAGCATCTTTGACTGATCGGTACAAGAAGCTGGTACAGGAGAAATGGAAAGCATTGAATCTGAAGACTGTTACTCCGGAGCCTTTGTCCCCTGTTACTAATGGCAGTAATGGAGGTACTGAATCAGAAGAAGAACGCAAGAAACGCGTGAGTAAGGAACTAGAGGATCTGGAGACGAAACACATGCAACAGATGACCCATCTACAAAAGTTGTATTTAGAGGGTGAGATTAAAACCAATGAAGAATATACTGCCTTGCAAATAGACCTGGAGAAAAAGACGTTGGATGAAAAACTAAAAATAGTTGGACTGGAACCTCATGAACGAGAAAAGTTACAGGTTAAAATGCTGGAGGCTCATATTAAATTTAATGAAGAATGTAAAAAGCTGGATGAAAAAGCTGAAAAGGAACGGCAAAAAGCAGCAGACAAAACAGCTAAAGAACGTCTTTCCATACGTCAGAAACAATTACGTATCGAACTGGAGGAAGCTACAGCAAACCATTATAAAAATCTCACTTCAGAAGAAGAATTTGCCAAAGAAGTTAATGACATCAGACAACGTTACTGGCAGGATTTACTTGATAACTATCAATTGACAGAGGAACAGCGGACAGAAATAGATAAAGAGCAGGCCGAAGCAAAAACAGATGCCGAAAAAGAAAAGTATGAGAAAACGATGGAGATGCACAAACAATATGCATCCATGGTGGAAAGCATTGCTGCTGATTTTGGTGAAACTATCGGTGAGATGATTGCTACCGGTGAGCTATCATTAAAAGACTTCTTGAAAGAAACAATTCTGATGGCATTGGATGCCTTGGAGCGTGTTATTGAAATTTCCTGTTTGGAAGTAATGGTTAAGAATCTGGCAGCAACAGCCCCTTTATCATTTATTGGTGCAGCAAAAGCAGCCTTGCAAATAGCGGCTATCAAAGCATCCTTTGCAGTGGTTAAAGGTATAGTTGGCAATTTCTATACCGGTGGTTATACCGGTCCCGGCAACTGGGATCAGCCTCAGGGTATCGTTCATTCCAATGAATTTGTTGCCAATCGTTTCGCGGTGGCCAATCCGAATTTACGGCCGATTTTTGATGTTATTGATGTGGCACAACGTACCGGCAATGTTGGCAACTTGACAGCTGAAGATATCGCAGCTGTGGCAGGATCCGGCAAGAGTACCCGGAGCCATTGCCACAACAACAACCAATGATCCGGCTATGGTGGCGATGCTGGTAGAATGTACCCGTGTGCTGCGTAAGCTTAAAAATCGCCTGGATGATCCGTTAGTGGCGGAGACTTATGTTACCGGTAAACGGGGTATTAACCAAGCGCAACGAGAATATAAAAAATTGGAGAATAACAAATCACGTAACAAGCAATGACCGAATTATACATTGACGGACAGTTGGCTGCCCTTCCTGAAGGGTTCAACTTTACATTCACTTCCGAGAATCCATATTTCACCCGTAGTTCCAATTACTCATTGGATATCGAGCTTCCCATGCCGGCTAATCATACCATATTCGGACATATTAATCGGATGGATGTAACAAAGAAAAAGACCATACTTTCCGCCATGCTCATTGTGGATGCCAGGTGTCTGCTTTATGGCAGCGCAGTTTTATTGTCGGTAGAGGATACATTAGTTAAAGTGCAGCTTGTATCTGGTAATGCGGAGTTTAATCTTCTTACGAATGATGATATCTATATTGATGAGTTAGAGCTGGGAGGTCCTTATATGCCTCCGCAGCCGGGAATCTTTCAATTCTTCTTACCGGAATCAGAAATGAAGGCAGCCTACGGCTCGGTAGATGAAGTGGACGGGGTTTTTCTCCCGGTATTTTGGCAAGAAGCAAAAGAGGAGAATTTGGTCAATAGAGTTACGTATGAAGAGGGTACAACCAACTTCAATCCCGGTTCTAACATGTTTGTAGGAAGCTTCCAGCCCTACCTGCTTACAGTCATCAAAAAGCTGGTTGAATATTTCGGATACACCTTTGATACCGCTTTCTTTGATAACAGCTTCTTGCGGAATATCTATATATGTAGTGCGGTAAACTCGTTTCGCATTGAAACAGCATTGCCACACTGGACGGTTTCTGAATTCTTCGATGAATTGGAGAAATTCCTGGGTGTCATTACCGTTGTAGACGAACATGCCAAGGTAGTACGCTTTGTCGAACTGAATAATTACTTCTCCAATCCTGATAAAGAAATCATTGATCACGCTGCATTGTTGCGTGAATATGCGGTTGAAGTAGACGAGGAGAAGAACGATAAGGATGTAACTTCCGGTAATGTCGGTTATGATCTTCCTTCCACTTCCGATGACGGCTACTTCCGACTGGATCGGTATCTGCTGAAGGCAGCTAAAAAAATGGAATATGCCAACTACCAGGATATGAAAAACGCCTACGGCAGTATGGATAAGGAAGAACGGAAAAGAGTGATATTTGTCGTAGGTAAACGTTACTACATCAACTACAATGAGAATGAGACAGACACACTACGTGAAGTCAATCTCTATGCCGACCTCATCCGTGACTCGGAGTCTTACGATACGGATGCCGAGCTGAAGATAGTCCCTGCCAAGATTGTACAATATGATCGTGGTACATGGAAACGGCTGGAACATAATTTCGATGTGGTGAGAACTGACACCAGCTTAGTTTTGAATATTCCCTTAATCAGCTATTACCGCAAAAATTATAATCCGGATTGGATTATTAGTCCCCAAGGAGAAGCATTCAATATTCAAGAAGCCATCAGCGGTGATGTTGAGTTACCGGAGAAACAGCAAAAGAATGATCGTATGGAGATAGCTTTCAATACCGGAAAGTTCAATCGGCAGAACGTGACCTCTAACGGACAAACCAAACCTTACAGTCATGCTTATCCGTTTACCGACTACCAGCAGAAAACTGCTGCGCAGCTCACTGATTTTCTTCCGTATTCGCTCAGTCTGAATGATGTTTGTCCGGACAGCGTAGGTCATCGGCTTTCTGTTCTGAAGATGTTTCATTCTAATGTTCCCTATACTATCAATTTCCAGGCTAACCGTTTGCCGGATGTTAACAAGGTATTTCTCATTGGCAATAAGCAGTATTTGTGCGAGAAGATCGAGGCGGAAATAGATGCGGATGGGTTGAATAGGGTGCTGAAGGGGACTTTTTACAGAGTAGAATAAATATTTCAAAATATATATGTTTCCGCAAAAAATAATATTCAAACTATTGCATAATTACCAAAAGGTTATTATATTTGCAGTGTCATTAAGTATCGCGATCTTTTTATGACTGAAGAAGAAGAGCTAAAGGCTCGGATTGAAGCTGCGAAAAAAGACCTCAGCTTCTTTTCCCTCTATTGGGATGACATTCAGAGTACTGACTGGATTTCCGATGAGGAGCTTGAAGACGGCATCAACGATTGTCTCGATGATTTGAATGATGCTCAAGACAAGCTGAATGAAAACGGTAGCCCTCCTTGAGGGGGCTACTTTTTCTCTAACATATAATTTTTTAGGCTTATGGACGTACAGAAAGAATTGGAAAAATGGAAGTCGGAATATGTAAAATGCAATACTCCGGAGGAATTGGCCGACCATAAGAAACGTTTCAGGGCTTTTCTGCAGACGCTTTCACTGGAAGATAAAAAAGCGTTTGCGCAAGCGTTCCAAGATGGTGCCAGGCAATCAATCGATGAAGCTCAGGCCATTGTGAAAACAGTGGAAATCAGGCAGACTCTAGAAAAAGTATTATCCTTCGCTTCTATGTCTTATATTGCCCAGCACTATTTTGGCAGAACACGCCAATGGTTATATCAACGAATTAACGGAAGTGCGGTAAACGGCAAACCTGCCAACTTCACCGCTGATGAACTGAATACTCTATCTTTAGCTCTATCCGAGCTTGGCGACATAATGAAAGATACTTCTCGGTCTATCGCGAGGCCGTAAGGTTTTTAATGACAGAGGGGCTTCCACGGGTTGGAAGCCTTTTTTATTTCATTATTCAAATAATCATGAATTAAATTTAGAATAAAAAGTTTTTTTATTTTGTTAAGTTTGATAAAATCACTATTTTAGCAACGCCAAAAAACGAATTAAATGAATCCCTTTCCATAGTGTAACCCATAAGATTGGGTTCAGGTTTATTCATTCCTGTAGGCGCACTATAGTGAAGGATTCGCCATTTAATATTATGACAAACAAAAAATACAAATCTATCAGTATTTCTAATTTAATTATAAATCCAGATAATGATCGTTTTGAGTCTGTTGAGAATGAAAAGCAGGCTATAGACATAATGCTAACAAAATTAGGAGACAAAATTTATTATATTGCGATACATATTTTAGAAAATGGGTTGTCTCCCAAGCCATTTTATGTTATGCCATCAAAGAAATCTAACAAGAAATTTCTTGTAAAGGAAGGAAACAGAAGAACCACAGCATTAAAATTGATGGCTAACCCTAAGCTAATTGATTCTAAAAAACATGCTTCATTAAAGAATCGTTTTTTTAAGCTGCATGAAAGATTTATGGAAACTCCGATTAGAAAAATAATGTGCTATATTTATGATGATGTAGAAGAGGCAGATAAATGGGTTCGATTAGAACATACAGGAGAACAGAATGGAGTTGGTATAGTTGAGTGGAAACCAGAGCAAGTACAGAGATTTGATATAAAACATGGAAAAAATAAGTCTGTAGAAATACAAGCTATTGATTTCATACGAACATCTCCTTTCGTACAAGAAGAAGTAAAGAGGGCTTCCGAAAACATTAAACTCACAAATTTTGCTCGTTTATTAGGAGATAAAAGTGTTCGGGAAATTTTGGGTTTAAAGTATATAAATTCTAAATTAAGTTCTAATCTTGAAGAAGAAGAAATAGCTAAGGCCTTAGGGCAAATTATTTTGGATTTGTCTGATAAAGATTTTAAGGTTAGTTCTATATATAATGCCAAGCAAAGAAAAGATTATATTCAAGGCTTAGGAGAAAAACTGCCTGATAAGAATAAGACAATAGGAGAAGTTTGGAGGTTGGATAATCCATTAGAACAAATTCCTAATTTGGAAGAAGAAGATAATACAGCAAAGAATGAGGGAAGTGATTTGCATTCTAAAGGACATTTAAAGAAGTCTATTCCGACCCAACGTAAAACTCTTATACCCAATAATTGTATTATTAGGATTTCCAATCCAAAAGCAAATAAAATTTATGATGAATTGAAAAAAATAGATGTTCGAAGTTTTGTTAATTGTGCAGCTGTCACTTTGAGAGTTTTTTTAGAATTAAGTGTAGATACTTTCATTGAAAAAAAAGGATTACTTAAAGAAGGAGAAATTTCGGCTTCCAATTCTTCAAGAAGTTTGTATCAGAAGGTTAATGATGCTAGTCAATACTTATATAAAGAGAAAATTGCAGATGAAACAATATTAAAAGCTGTAAAATTATTAACCAAAGAACGTAATTCTATTTGGGGAGTAGATACAATGAATGCTTATGTACATAGTAACAAACTTTCCCCTGTGCCAATAGATATTCAAACAACTTGGGATAATATTCAGGATTTTATGGTAACTTTGTGGTCTCAAATAGAATCAGAATAATTATATGATGCGTTACTCGCCACTTAGATACCCTGGAGGAAAAGGAAAGATATCTTCTTTCTTTTTTGAATTATTTGTTGCAAATAATTTAATAGGGGGAACCTATATAGAACCCTATGTTGGCGGAGGTTCTATAGCTCTTTCTTTGTTAATTAACGGGGTTGCCAATCAAATTATTATAAATGATAAAGATCGCTCATTATTTGCTTTTTGGTATTCTATTTTAAATTATACAGATGAATTCTGCCAGCTAATAGAAAATACTCCTATCACGATTGATACTTGGTATGAACAAAGAGAAATTCAAAAAAACAAAACTAATGCCGAACTATTATCTTTAGGATTTTCGACTTTCTTTTTAAATAGGACAAATCGTTCCGGTATTATAAAAGGGGGAGTTATCGGTGGGCTTAATCAAACTGGAAATTATTTAATTGATGCTCGTTATAATTCTGATGATTTGAAAAAACGTATTAAATTAATAGCTTTATATAAAGACAAAATTGAATTGCATAATTTAGATGCAGTAGAGTTAATTCATAATCTACAGAGTAATCTACCAAATAATTCCTTGCTTTACTTTGATCCACCTTACTACAAAAAAGGTAAGGGTCTCTATATGAATTATTATGATGACCAAGACCATAGAGATATTTATAATGCAATCGCAGGATTAGAAAATATAAAGTGGGTGGTAACTTATGATAAAGAAGATTTTATTCTTGACCTTTATTTAAAATTCCGAATGTACGAATATTCTCTAAATTATAGTGCAGCTACAGTTGGAAAAGGGCAAGAGTATATGATATTCTCTGATAATTGTATTGTTCCAGAAAAAAGTTCCATAAATTTCAACAAGGTAATAACAATCTAAAACTTACTCTATTTACAAGCTGGAGTATCTTCATTATGTACTTCATTAAAGCAAATGATTGTAGAAGTATTAATAAAAAGTTTTCGATTATACAGCAAACAAAAAAATCTCCGCTTTTCTTTTGCTGTTTCAAAAGAAACCCGCATCTTTGTGGTGCGAAACGTACAGTAGATCGTAATCTACTCCGCAGAGCGCGGTTAATGCTCAATGATGTTTCAGTTGGGCTTTTTTTATGCCCATACTTAAGGATAGTAGAAGTTTTACTTGTAGTAAACTTATGCGGCTGTCTTTCCCATGTAGATTTTGCTCTTTGGAGTTAGATACTACTGTATGTTTCGCGACACGGGAAATGGCAGCCGTTTTTTCTGCCTATTAGCGAAACATATAGTAGTATGAGTAAACAAAATCAACGTGCCCGCGGACGCTATGTATCCGCAGAGAAGATCCAGCAAGTATTTGCCCAGCTGGGCATTGAATTGTGCGCCGGACGTAAACGGATCCGTGCAACACAAAGTGAGAAATCCATTTCCATCTATGTCAATGGTGGGACAGTCAACATCACCTTTAATGAGAAAGGAGGTCAGGTATGACCAAAGACGAATATATCGCATTCTTGGAACAACAGAATATGCAATATTACAAGGAAATCCAGCAACTCACTTATGAGAAAGGCTACCTGCAAGGAAGACTCTATGTTTTCATCCAACACTATCCAAGACTGGGCATGGATATAGAGAAAGGCGGCAAATATTATGAACTCAAACGGAAAGGCGGTGAACAATGAGCAAGAAAATAGGATTCCATTCTTATGAAAATGCAAAAGACGAGGAAAAGCAGAATGAACAGGAAAAGCTACAAGCGGAACGACAGAAAGCTATAGCCAATTTCTTAGGACAGAACTATTCCCCTATTGGTTCCACTTCTGCCAAATGCTATAAGACAACCGCAGAATTGATATATGATTTATCCAACATCATATCAGTGCGGCCAAACGAACTGGCTAAACAACTGGCAGATGCCGGATATCATGTGGAATACTTGGCAGGGCAACCCTACTGGGTGATGTACGAGAAATAAAATTCGT